CGCTGGGTGTAAGATAAAACCTGTACTGGCCCAGTTGACCAGGGATTCTAAAGAATCGACAAAATGACTGAAGAAGTCCAACAAGCCTTAGCGGAAGTAGACTCCGCGCCAGCAACCGAGGTGACGGCCACCACGGATATTGCACAAAATGCGCCGGAAGTAGCTGAGAATCAGCCCGAGCAACAACCTGCGACGAAGACATTCACTCAGGAAGAACTCGATGCTGCCATCGGCAAGCGCCTCGCAAGAGAACAGCGCAAATGGGAACGGGAGCAGCAAGCACGGTTGGCAGAAGTGCAAACCGCGCAGTCGATGCCCAAAGGCGATCTGGATCGCAGTGCTTTTGAGTCTGACGAAGCCTATGCTGACGCATTGGCCGAGCGCAAGGCCCATCAGCTTCTCGAGATTCGTGAACGCCAGAAGCAACAGGCTGCGACGCAAGCCGCGTATCAAGAACGTGAAGAAGCCGCACGGGACAAGTACGATGACTTTGAACAAGTCGCCTACAACCCCAGCGTCAGAATCACCGACTCGATGGCCGAAGCGATTCAGGCTTCTGAAATTGGACCCGATCTGGCCTACTGGTTTGGATCGAATCCGAAGGAAGCAGACCGCATTTCTCGTTTGTCCCCTATTTTGCAGGCAAGAGAGATCGGGAAAATTGAGGCCAAACTTGGCAGCAACCCCGTTGTCAAACCCACAACGTCTGCGCCAGCACCTATCACACCTGTAACAGCACGAACCAGCGGTAACCCGTCCTACGACACAACTGACCCTCGCTCTGTGAAGGCCATGAGTACGTCGGAATGGATTGAAGCTGAACGCGCCCGCCAGTTGCGAAAGATGCAAGCACAGATGAACCGCTAAAACTTTGAAAGGACTCGCATCATGGCGAATAGTATTCTTACCATTGACATGATCACCCGAAAGGCTCTCGAAATCCTCGAGAACAATCTGGTGCTCACCCGCAACGTGAACCGTCAGTACGACGACAGCTTCGCTGTCGAAGGTGCCAAGATTGGTTCAACCCTCCGTATCCGTTTGCCCGACCGCGCTCTGGTGACTGACGGTGCCGCTCTGCAAGTTCAGGACGACAACGAACAGTACACCACTCTGACTGTTTCCAGCCAGAAGCACATCGGCGTGAACTTCACCTCTGCTGAATTGACCATGCAATTGGACGACTTCGCAGAGCGTGTGTTGAAGCCTCGTATCAGCCAGTTGGCATCGTCTATTGACGCTGATGTGGCAAACAGCTTCAAGAGCATCTATCAGTCCGTGGGCACCCCCGGCACGACTCCCGCTACTTCTTTGGTTCTGTTGCAAGCGCAGCAGAAGCTGAACGAAGCCGCTGCTGTCATGTCGCCCCGTTATGCCACTGTCAACCCCGCTGCTAACGCTGGTTTGGTCGAAGGCATGAAAGGTCTGTTCAACCCCACCGACACCATCAGCCGCCAGTTCAAGAACGGCATGATGGGCATGGGCGTGTTGGGCTTCGACGAGATCAATATGTCTCAGTCGATCAAGCAGCACACCACTGGCTCGTGGGGCACTGGCATCACCGTGACCAGCACCGTGACCACTCAAGGTTCTACCACCCTGGGCATCAGCTTCACCGGCTCCAGCAAAACCTGGAACGTGGGCGATGTGTTCACCGTGGCCGGTGTGTACGCAGTGAACCCGCAGACCCGCGAGTCCACTGGTTCGCTCCAGCAGTTCGTGGTGACCGCTGCCGCTTCTGGCTCGTCCACCGCTACGCTGACTGTCAGCCCCGCGATGTACACCGCTGATCAAGCCCTAGCTACCATCGACGCATTCCCGGTTGCTACCGCTGCCGTGACCATGCTCGGTTCTTCTGCCAGCGCCTACGCTCAGAACTTGGTCTACCACAAGGACGCGATCACGTTTGCTACGGCTGACCTGTTGCTGCCCCAGGGTGTCGATATGGCCGCTCGTGCTGTCCACAATGGCATCTCCATGCGTGTGGTTCGCCAGTACGATATCAACAACGACCGGATGCCTTGCCGTATTGACGTTCTGTACGGTTACAGCGTCATTCGTCCGCAAATGGCTTGCCGTTTGTGGGGCTGATCTGAAACGGGGCTTCGGCCCCTTTCAACGTCTTAATTTTGAAAGGAATTTATCATGGCTCTCCCTAATGGTGCTGGTGGTTATCAACTCGGCGACGGCAATTTGACCGAAGCCAAAATGGGTGTTCAAACCATTCCCACGACTTTGACTGGTGACACGACTGTTACCGCTGCTCAAATGGCTGTTGGTTTGATCGTTTGTAAAAAAGCAAGTGACGCTACGTTGACCGTTACCACGGCCACCGGTGCTCAACTGGACGCTGCTATCCCCAGCGCAAAGGTTGGTTCTTGCTTTGATCTGACGATCTGCAACAACAACGACAGCGGTTCGTCGTCTACTGTGCCGGTCACGGCTGGTACTGGCATTACGTTCTACGGTTCTGTGACCGTGCCCCGCCTGGGCGCGATCACCTATCGTTTGGTGCGTACTGCTGACGCTACTTGGTCTGCATTCCAAATGTAATAAATGGGGACTTCGGTCCCCGTTTTTGAAAGGACAACCACATGCCTAATACCAAACCGGTTGGCGTTGCGTATAGTGATCCCGAACTTGTTTCGGGCACCACTATTTCCGGCGCTACGATCACATCATCCACAGTTAGCGGCACGTTTACTTCGACTGCGACGTCTGACGCAACGATTGCAAACGGCACCGCTGGTCTGTACTTTCTGACCACTGCAATCACTGCTAACACCACCACGACCACCGCCCCCAAAGGCTCTATTGGCACCACGACTAACGCGACTGGTGCTGGTAAGCTGTTTGTGTCCGATGGCACGAAGTGG